TCGCTACCCGATGACCTGAAAAAAGACCTGGCCAATCCTGGGCCCGAATCGCTGCGCGCCGCGCGCGAAGTTGCCGGGCACAGTCAGACGCAGGCAGCCCTGGCCGTGGGGCTTTCTACCGGCATGCGCTGGTCTGAGTACGAGCGAGGGGTCCGGCAGATTGATCCCACCCGCTGGGCGCTGTACCTGCTGCTGACGGACCAGCACCCTGGCCTGCGGGTGACGCGGCGTCGCTGACCGGCGCCCACCGCGTCGGGGTGGGTAGGCGAGAGGCCGACGCATGTTGAGGGGTGGTTTGCCATCCGTCCAGCAAGGGTCCGAATTTTTTTCACGATCTGGCACAACTCAAAGTGAAATCGGTTTTTGGCCAAAACCAAACCTGAAGGTCTGCCCGGTTCCCCAATTCAAAGCGCCTGGCAACTCTTCGCCTGACTCGTAGGTGTTGGCCATGTTGATGGCCAGCCGAACAACCTCCAGCTTGCGGCTGCATTCGGCCAGCATGGCGTCGATGACCCCCAACTGCTGGTCAATGACCATGTGCGCCAGGTTTTGACCCTCACCCCGGTGCTTGATCTTGTCGCGGCGCTTGGCCAAAGTTGCGCGCTCATGATTCGCTTTGGACTGCTGGGCCTTCAGGGTGGACAGGCCGTTGCTGAGCTCATCGAGCACCGAGCCGATGAAATGACCTTCGCTTGCGCGCATGTGCTGAGCAAAGACGGCCATGAGCACATCGCGGGCCTCGCTGGAGATGCTCTTGGGTTCATCGTCCTTGCCGGTTTCGTCGTAGGCCTTGCGCTTTTCGGGGTCAGCCAAAACGGCATATGCCTTGTTCACTTGGGCCATTTCTTCCGTGCTCCCGCCTTTGTCGGGGTGGGCCCGACTGGCGCGCTGGCGGTAGGCTCGCTTGACCTGGTCGGTGTCAGCGGCTTTGTCGATGCCGAGAGTGCTGTAGTGATCAGCCATTGATGGCCTCCTTTGATCCAACCCACCGCAATCGCCAGGTTGTCTGTCTGGCACGGATTCATGGGTTGACCGTACACCCATGCCGCTCTTTCCGCTGGGGTTTTGGGGATCATGGTGTGGCTCCCCCTTCTTTCAGCGCCGCATCAATCGCGGCACGCAGCGCCAACAGCCCATCAGTGCTGCAAATCGTGATGCTCTGAGCAGGCTCGTGCACGCTTTCATCGGTCGATGCCGACTGTTGGATCGTCAGCATTGGGCCGGTATGTCCGCGCTGCCCTGTCGGGGTTGTCGAGCGCCTCCATGTAGCAACCAGGCCGACATAACCAAGCACTTCCGCGCCGACTTCAAACAAGGGTGTTGCGCTGGCCATCACTCGCCCCCTTCCAGCTTCACGCTACACCGCCCGCCCGGATCAGAGTGGTATGACGACACGGTAGACAGCAAAAGACACGCCGAGGTACCACCGGCATCCATGGCGTCGCAGGCGGCGTCGCAGGCGGCGGCCCTGGCGGCGGCCCTGGCGGCGTCCCAGGCGGCATCCCTGGCGTAACTGGCAGCCGCCAGGGCGGCGGCCCTGGCGGCGTCCCAGGCGGCGTCCAATTCGGCATCAGTAGCTTCGCCTAGCGAATGACGCTCGGCAATGTCGAGCGCATCCAGACTGCGTTGGTCAGTCATCAGGTGCTGAACTTGACGGGCGCAGCGCACTGCGAGTGCGCGCCATAGCCGATCATGCTGAGGCTCTGCGCGCAGGCACCAAAAAGCATCGTCGGCTCCGTTGATGCGCAGGATTTCATCAAACCCCACGGGGGCATCATCTGCCGCTGTTTTGCCAAGCCCTCGCAGCAACTTTTCCCAACCTGGGGCACACGGAGAATGTGCGCGGATGCGCTTCAAGGTTGTGTAGATCATTTGGTTTCTCCTTCCAACTTCACGCCCCAGGCTGCTTGGCGGTTGGATTCGACGGCGCGGACAAGCTCGTGGTGGTCGTCATCAGCCCGAAAGTCAGGGTGGATTGGCGGTGCATGCGCTGCCACCAGCGCATCGATTTCGGCCTCGGTCAGCCCCTTGCGGGCCGGCTGCGCGGCAGTGTGCTTTGCCCTGAAGTCGGCTCGGCCCATTCGGTTCAGCGCTGCAGTGAGTCTAGGCAGTGCGGCCTTGGCGTACTTTGCGGCGTCGTTGATGGTGGCTGCCCTATGCGGGTCGCCAAGATCACAGTTCACCGAGTACGCAGCTTTGGCGGCAATCATTTCAAGCAGTCGAACTGCGTTCTGCACTGCCAGCAAATCTTCATCATCATCGGCCTGCGCCTCGGGAGCATCGTCCACCGGCTGCGCTGCGGGCTCAGCATCTTCCATGGCGCGGTTGACGAGGCGTAGTTGCTTGTCAAGTTCGGGGTGCTCGCTACGCACGGCACTTGAGCAGCACTCCCACGCATCCAGCAGGGGCCCAAGCAAGGGCATAACGAAATCGCACTGCGCTTGTCTGAGTTGATCGCGCTCGGCCACCGGCTGCACCACAGGGGCGGCGTAGAGCGGTGTCACAACGACGTTGCAGCGGGCCGTTTCCTCGATGGCTTCAATTTCTGCCGGGGTCGGTCGTTTCGACCAAGTTGCGCGATCACTCAGCGCATCGGTGGATGAACCAACCATCCACCGCACCGGCTCCTGCGCTTGCTGCGCGACAGCGGTCAAGGCCTTGTGCGCGCTCACCAGCAAATAGGTCGGCGTGTCCTCGGCGCCGTGCTTGCCAACAAACTCGGCAATCTCTTGCGCCAAGGCGCTGATTTCTTCTTTGGTCATGGGTGTCTTTCAATCAGCCGCAGCCTCGACGCTGCGCAGGTTGGACAAGTTGGATGAAATTTCTTGGCGCCCAGCGGCCTGGTGCTTTTCGGCGCCTTCGTGGTGCATAACGTGTGACATTCCGGCAGCAGCTTGTGCCGCGCAGCGCATCAGATCGGCCAGAAGGTCGCCAGCAAACCGGTGTTCTTCAGGGTTTGATCCAATGGCATCGCGTCTGTGGCCAGTCGACTTGCAGGGCCTGCAAGGCGTGGACTTCTCCCCCATGTAGTCGCTGCCATGGCGGCCTGTGCCATCGCAGTGGTGGCACAGCGGGTCAAGCCAAACGTCGAGCACCTTGCCGGCCAGCTTGTGCACATCGCCATCGGGGCGCATGAACTTCGTCTTGGTCGCCAAGATCACGGCACGTGCGCTCACATGCAGCGCGGTCTGGCGCAACGATTCCATGCTGGACAGAATCAAGTGCCGCTCCATCAGGATTTCGCCGGGCGTGCGCTTGAGCACCAAAGCAGCATCCGCCCTGGCCTTGGCTGCGCGTTTCGTGCAGTGCTCAAAATGAGCCCAGTGGGCATCGGCAAGACTGGCTTCGTTCGCGTCGCGGGCCTTTTGTGCATGCGCGTCTGCCTGCACATCGAGCCCCTTGGCAATGCGAAGCAGGTTTGAGCTGGCCAGTTCGCGTTGTCGCTGAGCGTCTTTGAGTGCCGCCAGGTTGCCACGAACCGAATCAAACTCAGCCTGCAGGCGAAGCAGCAAGACACCGAATCGGTTCCGGGCCATGCCGGCGGCAAGAACTACATCACGCACCGTTGAACCCTCTGCAATGGCCACGCCATACCGCTCGGAAATATTCGGCTTGGTGTTCTGTTCAAACGCGCTCATCCTTGAACCTTCGCATCAGGGTGGTCATGCTTCCACCAGCGCCAAACAGCGGTTCCGGCTTCCTTGTAGGGCATATCTGGGATTGCTCGCTCGATCTGCTCGCGCAGCGGCTCCCGCTCTCCCGTTCCATTGGGGTGGAGCGCATTGAAAGCCGCCAGCCCACGAGCCACGCCACGGCATTTGCATTCGTTGCAGTCAGCCGAATAGCCGCACCAAATGCCAGTTAGGGCGCGTTGGCAAAGCTCGCACGTCACTCGACTGCTCCCCAGATCCAGACCTTCACGCCGGGCCTGTCCAACGCGTCCCGGTCTTCGCCGGGGAATACCTTGGCAAGCCTGCTGTACTCCACCACACGGGCGTCATCAGTCCACAGGCCAGCGTCGCTGATGGCGTCCTCGGTTGACCGGGCAAGCTTGGACAGGTCGGGCTTCTTGTCTGCCCAAGTTTTGCGGCGCTTTGGCGCGCTGGCCGGCTTGGGAAGCGTGAACACCATGGACACCATCAGCGGTCCCTCCAGCGTGGCTCCAAGGCTTTCGCGCGCTGACTCAGCGGCGGCCTTAACGTCCATGCGCCAGGGCTTGACCTTCTTGGATGACTCGACCATGAGCCCGCGACCGGCTGCCGTGGTGCCGACAAACTTCTTTGAACCCTGCGGGGCCGGCATCCCGTACACGATGAACTCGATCACAGCAACACCGCCGATCCGAACACGCTGCTGGCCGCCATGCGTCCACGCAACCGGATGATTCGCGCCGACAGCGACGACTGACACACGCCAAGCTCTTTGGCCGCCTCATGCTGGGGCTTGCCGCTGCGCATCGCTTCGAGCACCTGGGCATTGCTGATGCGGCGCGTCTTGCGGGCCATCTCGGCGACCTGGGCCAATCGCTTGGGGGTGGTGTAGACGCCCTTCTCCGACAGCAGCGCCGCCAGTTTCTGGCGCGGCCCGGTCTTGATGTGGTCCGGGTTCACGCAGTCGTAGGAGTCGCACGTCCGGTAGCAGATCCACCGACTGGGAATGGTCGCGGACTCGGAATGGCTCAGCATCCACGCCGCACGAGTCGCCGTGATCATGCCGCGGCCGTGTACCCAGATGACCTGGCGGCGGGCCGGGTCATAGGCCTTGCCACGGGCAGTGCGCAAATGCCAGCAATCGCTGATGGCGGTGATCACGCAGCGCAGGCGCAGGTCTTCGAGCGACGCGATTCCACCCACATGGGCGCCAGGTTTGTGGCCCATCACGCAACCCTCGATGGTTTGGAGTAGATCGGGTTCATGCAGCCATCCCGATTCGCTGAGGCAGCGACGACAGATCCAGCGCGATCCCCACCTTCGGCGAATCGCTGCCGCCAGCCTCCACAGCCTTGGCCAACTCGGGGTTGCCGATCAGCATCGCCGGCTGGGCCTTCTTGCCGGCAGTGCGGTTCGCGGTCTCGCTCTCGCCGATCAGGCGCGGCGGGTAGGCATGGCCCGGGCGGGCGGCATAGGCACGGTAGCCGTCGCAGAACCGCCGCTGAACGAACTGCAATTCGCTCATTTCGCTGCGGCAGACCTTGCACCAGCCGCCCATGTCCTCAATGGCGGCATGAATGGCTGCGTCATCAAACACCACCGACTGGTAGGCGCCCACACGCTGCACGGCTTCGAGCACCTTGCCCCAGGCCATCAAAGACCGGTCCTGATGGGTGCCCTGCAATACCCGCACGATGTCCGAAGGCATCGGCGCAAAGCGGCCTCGCTCGGGATCCATGGCATGCGCCGTCAAAGCCTTGCCGACTTGCTCCAGGCTGAACGCCTGGCAGGCGGACCACCACACGCTGAGCGCAAAGCGGCTGGTGTCCTGCCGGTAGAACGCCAGCGCGTCCGTCAGAAGCTCGGCGAATGCGGGTTTGTCTTGCGGCGTCATCACGATCCTTCTGCCCACGCTTGGGCCACTGAGCGGTTGCGGTTTTCGATGGCCTCCTGCCGGTTTGGCATGGGACCGCGGTGGATTTGCGAGGCGACATCGGCAGCGCGTTTGCGCTCGCCTTCCACGGCGCCAAGCAGGTAGGAAAACGGCCTGTCTTTGGTCTTCGCCACCTCGACAAATCCGAGGAATTCCTCGTCTGTCGCACCGGCTTCGAGCAATGCCAACAGAAGCGGGTGCCCTGGGTTCACATCGGCGATGCCCATCTGTCGCAATCGCCTGCAAAGCAGGCCTTGGCGTGTCGGCCTGCATCCGTCGATTTCGGGTGGGTCGTGTGCGCCCGCGTTCAGCGGGGGGGTTACCACCGATGTATCTATTTCTGACTGTGACTGTGACGGTGCATCGTTTTGCTTTGCATTTGCCATGCCATTTGCCATGCCATTTGCTATCGGTTTGCCATCACCTTTGCCCCACCGTTTGGCAGCGCCTTGCTTTCCGGCTTCGCTACGTTTACTACTGACAAGGCCTGCCTTTTGCCGTTCCGCGTCAGCGCGCTTTTGGTACAGCCGGCCATCGGCGCTGGTGAACATTGCGCGGATCTTGGCGGCGTACTTGCGCCATTGCGGCATGGGAAGCTTGCTGATGTTGGCCAGCTCTTCGTCATCGTCAAGCGGCGGGCCGTTGCGCCAGTAATCCATGAGGATCAGCAGATAGGCGCCGTGCTGCTCTGTGGACAAGCGCGACGTGTCAGCCAGGTAGTCGCCGATGTAGAGCGGCATCCATGTGTCGTTCTTCTTGCTGTCGTGCTTCTTGCTCATGCTTGGCCACCCCACTCAGGCGCCAGCCGATACACCATCGGGTAGCGCCCAACGTTCTTGCGCGTCTCGCTCTTGCGCTCGAGCAAAAATCCGTGGGCCACCAGCTCGTCCGTCCACAGCAAAACGGTGTGCGCGTCGGCGTCCATTTCTGCCGCAATGTCGGAGCGGGAAAGCTCTTGGGTGCGCAGCAGCTTGAACAGCTCGCACATGCGCTGGGGTGCGTTCATGCTGGCCACACCATCAGTTCTGGCACCGGTGCGGGCTTGTCGCTGGCCAGGTGCTGGAAGCCGAAGAAGATCGCGGCGGCCAGGATGGCGCGCAGCGTCTCGACCAGGGCGCGCTTGAGGATGCGTTTCATGCTGCCTCTTCTTCAAGCACATCAAACAGCCCAGGCATGGTGAACTCGCGTTCGGCTGAGCGCAGGTAGTGCACCTGGTCCAAAAAGTAGGCCGCGTTCAGCTCGCTGCCACCGCCGCGCCGGCCCTTCTTGATTGCGCAGTACGGTACGGTGCCCAAACCGCAGAACGGGTCATAGACCAGCTCGCCCGGGTTGCTGTAGCGCTCAATCAGTCGGTCAACGATGTCGAACTGCAGCGGGCAGACATGCTTCTCGACGTTGCGATTCGTCTGGTCGCCATTGAGTGTGCGCATCCGGTTGATGTCGTGCCACACATCCGGGTGATGGCTGCCGGGCGCCAGGCTCATGAATGTTGATGGCAGCGCGCCGCGGGCCTCCAACTCCTCACCGATCTTGATGTGGAAGTCGTAGCTGTAGACCTGCTGCAAGCTGTACTTCGTGAACAGGCTGGCCAACTTGTCAGGGCCCAGGCCAGCCAGCTCGTCGGCCGTGATCTGCCGGTTGCCGCTGCTGCGCCAGAAAGCGTGTGCATCTACCTGCCAGTGAGCGCGGGTGTAGTCCTGCTTCGACTTGGCCACCGGCACATCGGCATAACCCTTTGACCGGTCGGTCTGAGGCTTGCGGAACAGCACCACGTACTCAGGCGAGCCCACGCCCATCTTTGTGCCGTCTTTGCACTGCTCAGACCAACCCAGGCGATAGGTCTGGTTGTTTTCGCGCACCACGTCGGTGACGATGGTGATCAGCCCCATGTAGTCGAAGCCGTGCTTGCGGCCATGCATGATGGCCTCACAGTGGAACGGGCTCACGGTGGGCGCGCCAGCACCGGTCACGTTGCCAAAAAGGATGCGATCCTTGACGTGGCAGGCGTAGATACGGCCCGGCTTCAGGATGCGCAGCAGCTCGGGCGTCAGATGGTCCATCTGTCGCCAGAAGTGGTCGTTATCCTCGGTGTGTCCGAAGTCGTTGTAGCTGGGGCTGTACTCGTAATGGTTGGCGAAAGGGATGCTGGTGACGATCAGGTCGACGTGGTTCTCGGGCTGCAGCTTCGCCTCCTCCACGCAATCGTTATTTGCCACATCAAACAGGTCGCCCTTGACCTGCAGCCGCTTCACGCCGATGGAGCGGGCCAGAACCTCCTGCATGGCAAGCTGGTTGAGGCCAAACTTCTTGATGATCTCGGTCATGTTTTTCACCATCTCCTCGTGTTGTGTCCACTTGGCCTGCAGGGTGCGCAACACCTCGCGCTCAGCTTCGCTGTAGACGATGTCGATCACCACCGGATGCGGCTGTTGAAAACGCTGCACCCGGTGGATGGCCTGAATGAAGTCGTTGAACTTGAAGCCGATGCCGGCGAAGACCTCTCGGTGACAGTGGCGCTGGAAGTTGCAGCCGCTACCGGCAATCACCGGCTTGGTCGACAGAACCCGATAGGCTCCGTCGCCAAAGCTCACGATGCGCTGCTCGCGCTCGTCCAGGTCCTGGCTGCCCCACACGCTCACAGCGTCGGGCAGAGCCGCCTGCAGAGCATGGCGCTCGCTTTCCAGGTCATGCCACACCACGAAATGATCCACACTGCCGTTGACAATCTCGGCCACCTTGGCGACGCGCAGCGGCAGGCTGTCGCGCTTCTCGCTGGCAGCCGCACTCAAGCCCAGCGCCGGGTCGGTAAACATCAGCGCCTGGCCATCGCGTTCGTGCCCGGCCTTGGTGTAGTCGCTGGGTACCTCGTGGTAGCGCACCTCGATGGGTGGCAGGTCGTAGCCCTCGTCGCTGTATCCCAGGTCGCTGGGGCGCTGAACGAACACAGCCCAGCTGCTTACCCACATCCAGAACTCAGTTTCCTTGTGCGGGTACAGCGTCAGGTTTCCGGCCTTCTCGCTGTCGCGTTGGAAGAACCTGGTCAGCGCTTGGCCGGTGTCCATAACACCCAAGAAACCGGCGTAGTGAATCAGCTCCTTGAAGCGGTTGGGGCTTGGCGTGGCGGTGTTCACCAACTTGAACTTCACGCCCTCGAACAGCGGCAGGAACTCCTGGTAGGTTTTGCTGCCAAAGCTTCGCAGCACGCTCGCCTCATCCAAACTGACGGCTGTGAACTGCTGCGGGTTCAGCTTGCCGTCGCGCACCGTCTCGTAGTTGGTGCAGTAGAACGCTTGGCCGTCGATGATCTCGCTGGCGCTGCGGATGAACACCAGCCGGATACCCAGCATTGCCGCATCGCGAATCAGTTCCTGACGCACGCCCAGCGGGCAGACGATCAGGCCCAGGCCACCAGCCACGCCGATGGTCTGGCGCAGCCACTCGCACTGCATCACGCTCTTGCCAAGCCCGAAGCTGGCAAAGATGGCGCGGTTGCCGCCCAACACGGCCCACTTCACGATGTCACGTTGGTGGGGGAACAGGCACTCGTGCAGTGCATGCGGCTCAACCTGAAACCCCTTGAACTGGGCCATCTTGATCTTTTGCCGCAGGAACTCGGTGTAGTCGCTCACGCCACAGCCCTCACAGTGGGCGCCATCAGCGCTTCCATGCGCTGTGCCACCTTGGCCATCTGGCGGGCAGCCTCGATGTACTCGCGCTGCAGCGTGGCGCGCTCATCCTCGGGCTCGACCGGTGTCGGCCTGCTGTAGCCCACCGAATCGGCAACAAAGTGCATGCCCTCATGCACACCGTGATCCTTGGCCAGCCGCAGGATGAACAGCACCTGCGACAGATCCAGCTTGGCCGGGCGCTCGTCGTTCAGGCAATCGCACAGCAGGCGCCGCGCGTCGTCAATCGTTTTGTCGGGCCACAGCCTGGGCGCGATCTGCTTTGTGCCACCGAGCGCGACCACAACACGCTCAAGCACTTTGTTCGGGGTGTCATCCATTACGACGCCTCACCACACTGTCGTAAGCCGTCGCAATGACGGCTTCGGGGCAAAAAAAGAGACTGTCGTCATGCAAAACGACAACCTCGACGAATGGGCCCGCGCCGCGGTAGCTGCCATGCTCCGGCGCGCACTGCGAACAGCGGCGGCCGAGTGGCTGCTCATGGCGGGGCAGATCAAGTGACGCACTCAGGCCGCCTTCTGCATGGGTGGGCGCCCTGCCTTGGTTACGCTTGCGGCTTCCACACCAGCAAGCCCAAGGAGGGCACCCATGAACATCACATACCGAATCATCAAAATGGAGTTCTCGCAGCTGGGAGACTTCGAGAATCCACGCGTCACCGTGCGGGCCATGCCAGCAGATGTGGCCAACGACCCGATGTGCAGCGCCTGGCAAGACATCACCGTGCGGCCAGTCATGGCATCACCCCCATCTGGCGCAAACGGCGAAACACATCTGACAGCAGCTGCCGCCGAAGCGCTTCGGCTAGCAGAACAGCTTCTAGGCCATCCGGCAGGGCTCGCGCATCTGTCGGCCCTGCATGCGCAGGACAAGGCTGCTCGCCAACAATCGGACGAAGAGTTGCACGCCGCGTTGGGCCTGGACTAACCCGCAAGCCAACGGTGCGCCGGTTCAATGGGACGCGGCGCATGTCAAGCCGCCTTCTGGTCGGGCACTGGTGGGGCGCCTTCAATCCCGATCAGTTCGGGCCAGATGCGGTGCCAGTCGTCTTGGCGCAGGTGCCAGCGGCAAACAGCGCCATTGGTGGCCTTTTCGATGGCCGGGCAATGCTCGATAGGCACCCGACGCCCCGTGTTGAACCAGGGCCAGACATGACGCCGGTCACTGAAGCCACAAACAGCGGCAATCGCCGCCTGACCGCCGACGATCTCGGCAGCCAGGCGCAGGGCGTCTCGTTCAGATGCAATATGGTCGCTCATGCATTAAGTCTATCCGTGATAGACGCCGAACGTCAAGCGCGGATAGACGTTCGATTTTTCGGTTTGGCTACCGTCAAACCATGAACGACAAAGAAATCAAAGCAGCGGCTGAACTGCAGTTCCAAAAGGATTGCGGCAAACGGATTTCCGCTGCGCGCGACAAGGCTGGCCTATCAACGCTCGGATTGGCCAAAATAATTGGCAAGAGCAAAGGCACCGTAGGCCACTGGGAAACCGGCAAAAACGCAGTTAGATCGCCGGAGCTTGCTGCCCTATGCAAGGCGCTTGAGGTGAGCGCGGATGAAATCCTGTTTGGTGTGCGCCGATGGCCGTTCGAGACGGTGGACTTTGATGCAGTGCACGCCATGGAGCCTGGAGATCGAAAGCTGCTCGAGGGGGCGATGATTCTCACAGCCGCCCAGATTGGATTGGAAATCAAACGGGAGGCCGCATAGGTCGCCCCGCCAAAATTTACAGGCTACCCACCAACCCCAGGTTGTGCGGTAGTTCACAACCAACCGAACGGCCTAACCTGTTCAAGGTGGGGAGTTCTTGCCCGGTGGTTCACTTTCGACAGGCATGGGGCCTGTTTTGACGACAACAGCGCCAAAGGCGCAAGGGGGAATGATGAAAATTTTTGCCATTGCAGCGCTGGTAATCTGCACGCAGACGGCATCAGCTCAGGCAGCGCCAAAAACGTCTGACATGGATGCCTACAAAGCCCACATCAGCGCATCTCTCGCCGATTGCGCATTCCTTGCAGCAACGGATCAGATAACGTGGGAAACGTCAATGGAATCCAAAAGCGGGCGAGAAAAATTCGTTGCAAGAGCGCTTGAACTACGACAAAAGTACATGTCGAAAGACGGTCGAGAAGCAGGAGCCCGAGCAAAGAGCGCTGCATGCGCATCAGATGCTGAGGGCCAATCATTGACGCTGGCAAAGAAAGCAGCCACCTCGGTCAAATCGCCAAAGGTCAAAGACGCCATCGTTGCAGCACAAGGGGCATTTGTTGCTGCATTGCAGGGCACATTTCAAGGGACGGAGTCAGACGCCCTTTTCATCAATCGACAGCACCAACTACTGGACTCGCTCACCTCTGCGATTGCCAAGCTCGATCTCGAACATGCAATTCAGCCATGAGCTTCAAGCGCACCGCCCTGATCGGGCAGTAATGAAATGTGGTAGCTCGCAGCCATAGTCGCCCTGGCGTGCCAAACCGCCGAAGCCAAGCACCACCGCGACCACAAGGCCATCAGCGCTTTCAAGCACGCGCACCCCTGCCCGTCAACCGGGAAGCCGCGTGGGGCCTGCCCGAACTACGTGATCGACCACATCAAACGGCTCGACGGATTAACGTGTGGAAACGGGGTCATGACTTTGAAGTGGTGCCGTGTGGAAACGGGACCACGTTCTCAAGCTCGCGCTTCACACCGCCGGAGTCGCGGAACGCGCTCCAGAGCGTCAGGTGGCCGGGGCAGTAGTGAATGTTCGGTGCCACCTCGTAGGCGTGGCTGCCGCACAGTGGCAGGTCGCAGGTCTTGCCCTCGCCCACCGGGTAGTCGCACAGCCAGCCGCTCACAGCCGCGCACTTGTCGGCTGCGCAGTGCGGCCCGAGGTCGCCACACAGAAACATCGTGTCGCCGTGCTTGGTGTGCTCGATGTAGCAGGGCATCACGCGGTCCTGGCAGTGGAGACATCAAGCTCAGTCACCGGGAACGCGCCGCGAGACGGCACGTCGTAGGTGTGCAGTATCCACTCGTACTCCGAATACTGCCCGGTCGGACGCTTGCGCGCCCAGCGATGCTTGATGCCGTTCACAGCCTCACCACAACCAGAGCCGCCATAGCTCTCAAACGCCGCCTTGGCCTGGTCAAGCGTGACGTGGCCGTAGACGTACTCAACGTCAGAATCGTCTTCCCAGTCGATGCGCATGAACTGGCCGTGGCGGCTCTTCGCCTGCCGCTTTTCCACACGTTTTTCCGTTTTCTGGTTGTTGTTCATAGCTGTCCTTTCAACACGTTATTCCGTAGAGCCCTGTAACCCCTTCGGCCTGAGCCGTTGATTGCCGGTGCATCCGGCCCCGAGCCCGCCTTGAGCGGGCTTTTTTGCGTCTGCGGGTTTCCCTATCAAAACTTTTTTTCGTTATTCGTCTATCGCCCGTTGACGCCAAGCGTCTATTGCCGGTAGACTTTACTCCAATCGCTGCACCAAGCAGTGCAAAGGAGAACGCAATGCGACTGATGACAATCCTGGCCCTGCCGGCAACGCTGGCAGCCTGCGGCGGCGGTGATCCTGACGAGACCATCAACCCGCCCAACTGCGCGGCCTTGGCTTGCAAGTGAGGCGCTGATGGCCCACCCCAACGCAGTTGCCCACTACACCGAAATGGCGCGTCAGGCGTCTGTGATCGTCAAGCCTTGGTCCCGGAGAGACAGATGAAAGTTCAGATCAAGCACCGATTCACAGATGCCGTGCTCTTTGAGTGCGACGTGCCGGATGACATAGATAGTGGTTTGCATACGCGGCATGCGTTGGAAAAAGCTGCGCAAAGCCGTACCAACCTGAGCGGTGCCGACCTGAGCGGTGCCGACCTGATCGGTGCCAACCTGATCGGTACCAACCTGAGCGGTGCCGACCTGATCGGTGCCTACCTGAGCGGTGCCGACCTGATCAGTGCCAACCTGAGCGGTGCCGACCTGAGCGGTGCCGACCTGAGCGGTGCCAACCTGAGCGGTGCCGACCTGAGCGGTGCCAACCTGAGCGGTGCCAACCTGAGCGGTGCCAACCTGAGCGGTGCCAACCTGAGCGGTGCCGTTGGAGTTGAGCTTGCGATAGCGTGCACTCGCATCCTTCCCGATGGTGATCTGATCGGTTGGAAAAAGTGTCAAGGCGGTGTGATCGTGCAATTGCGCATCCCCGCCGATGCAAAGCGCTCGCATGCATTTGGCCGAAAGTGCCGCGCTGAATTTGCTGATGTATTGCAAGTGATCGGCGCTGAAGTCGGCATTGCAAGGTATGACGGAAAAACTCAGTACATCGCGGGTAATCGCGTAACGCCGGATTCGTTCAGCGACGACTGGCAAACCGAATGCGCTCCAGGCATCCACTTTTTCATCACCCGTGCAGAAGCTGAGGCGTACTGAAATGGCCCATCCCAACGCAGTTGCCCACTACACCGAAATGGCGGCGGAAGCGGAGGCGCAGAACCGCCGACAGGCCTACGAAAAGGCTTTGAAGTCGCATGACTGGATGTACCAGTACAGCGACGACCGAGCGGCCTATGCCGAAGGCCGCTGGAATTTCGTGTTCATCAAGCGCGAGCAACCGTTGGTTGATCCGACCGGTGAACTGTGGAATCAGCATGCACCCCAGGGCTACAAGATTGAGGTGCGGGCATGAACACCGCCCTCGACAAAGCCATCAGCGACCACATGGCGCACGGTGCCGGGTCTTGCTTTGACCCCATGCACGACCTGACCTTCGACACGGCTTGTGCCCAAGAAGGCCATGTGCACGCCACTGAGTACGCCAAGGCCGAGGCCAAGGCCATGCGCGAGGTGGGCTGGTTCGTCGGCTGGCTGCTGGCCATCGTGGCGTTCGTCATCGTGGTGGGCGATGCAATTCGCGGCTGCGACGACGACAACTTTCCCGAGGCCCGTGCCGACTGGCTGCCCGGTCTGGTTGCTGCCGTCACGGTGTTGGCTGCCATCGCTTCAGCGTTCTACCCCTGGGGGTTCGCAGCATGAAGCAGTACCTGATCTATCGCCTGTGCCGCGCCTGCGGCCTGGGCCTGTGCACATCGCACCGGCTGGCCAGGAAAGTGGTGCGGGCATGAGCATCAAAAGCATCATCGTGCAGCCCGCAGTGGCCTGCACCACCGGCTACATCGGTGACATTTATTCAAGCCTGAAATGCTGGCCGGAATACTTGGTGACGGTAGGCGAATGGCTGAATCAAGGCGGCCCGCTCGACGCACCGTCCAGCCTGCCGATGGGTGGCGTTCGGTCAATTGATCTGCCGTATGAAACCTTCGGCCTGTGGTTTTCGACCCTTCGTGAAAAGGAATGGTCATGACCGCACCCAGCATCATCACCGTGCGCGCCAGCAGCTGGGGCAAGCTGTTCGACTGCGCCCACAGCTGGGAAGGCACGCACCTGCTGGGCATGCACAAGCCGTCGGGCCTGCGTGCGCAGCTGGGCACCGCCATCCATGCCAGCACAGCGCTGTTTGACGCCGGGCGCCTGCCAGGCGGCGCGCAAGTGTCGGTTGACGATGCGGCCGGCCAGTTCGTGGACGCCCTGCACCACCCTGACCGGGATGTCGACTACACGCAGGACTCGCTGACGGTGCGCCAAGCCGAAACGATCGGTCTGAAGCTGCACACCATGTACTGCCTGGATCTGTCGCCCAGGTTCACGTTCAAGAGCGTGGAGCAGAAGCTCAACCCGATGGACATCGACTGTGGCGGCGGCCAGATCGTGCGCCTGACCGGCAGCATGGACCGTGCCCGCGTGGCCGAGGCGGAAGGCGGTGTGGTGATCCCCGATCTGAAAAGCGGATCGCGCGTGATCTCAGACGGCCTGGCGGTCATCAAGGGCCGCAGTGCCCAGGTGGGCACCTACCAGCTGATGTACGAGGCCACCGAAGGCGTGCAAACCGTGGGCGGCCAGGTGCTGGCCCTGTCCACCAGCAGCCGGCCAGCCGTGGCCGCATCCCCAGTGTTTGACGCCAAGCGCGTGATGGTCGGAACCGAAGACCAGCGCGGCTTGATCGAGTATGCGGCGGAGATGTTCCGCGGCGGCCTTTTCCCCCCCAACCCACAGAGCGTGCTGTGCAGTGAGAAGTTCTGCGTGCGCTGGGCTACCTGCCATTTTCACGAGTGAAAGAGAGAACCACCACCATGAACACACCCACCACCGTCGCCGCGCTGCGCGCACCCCAGCAAACCGCCCTGGCCGAACAAGGCGACCAGCGCATCGACATGTTCAGTCTGCGCGGCTTTGAGCTGGCCCAGCGCATCGCCAAAGCCTTTGCCACCTCGGACGCTGTGCCCGCGCAGTTCCGAAGCCAGGTTCTGAAAAAGGTGAACGGCAACGAAACCTGGATCGACAACCCTTCGGCGCTGGGCAACTGCCTGGTGGCCATCGAGACGGCCCGCGCCGTTGGCATGTCGATCACGTCGGTGATGCAGCATGCCAACATCATCGAAGGCCGCCTGTCGTGGTCTGCCCAGTTCGTGATCGCCGCGATCAACGCCAGTGGCCGGTTCACCCCGCTGCGGTTTGACATCAAGTCGCGTGGGCTGATCAAGGCCAAGTACCGCGAGAAGCAGGGATGGAACAAGGCCAAGGGAGGCTATGACTTCATCGACCGAGAAGTCGAAGTCGAAGACCTTGTGTGCGTGGCTTGGGCCTACATCAAAGAGAACGGTCGCACCACGTCGGAGCGCGTTGAATCGGCTCCTGTGTCGATGCGTATGGCCGTGGAGGAAGGCTGGTACGGCAAGTCTGGCAGCAAGTGGCAGACCGAAATGAAGCACCAGATGCTGCAGTACCGGGCCGGTTCGTTCTTCGGTCGCATCCACGCGCCTGATGTGGTGATGGGCATGGGCCGCACCACTGAAGAGTTGCAGGACATGACCACCATCGACGTGGCATCTGATGGCACGGTGGGCCGCGTCTACACCACCACCGAGCTGCGACCGGATGCGCCGGTGCCCATGGCTGAAGTGGTTGGGCGCGATTACGCCACCCACCATGAGGCTGAGCCGGTCGAGTTCGACACCCAAGCCTTCATCAACCGAATCAACGAATGCGGCGATTTGGTGACGCTGCAGCTGATGAGCGATGAAGCCGAGGAACTGCCCGAAGGCGAAGGCCGCGAAGCCGTGATGGCGGCCCTGCTGGCCCGCGACGGTGTGCTGGCCAACCAGCAGGTGATGAACGAGCGCCTGGCCGCCCAGCAGCAGGCCAACGCCAACCCCGCCACCGGCCGCCGCACGCGCGCCGCCACCACCTCGATGGAGTGATGCAGCACCATGAAAGTCGCTAACCTCTTTGTTTCCGGGTTCCTGGGCTTGCAAAGCTGCGATGTCGAAACCCAGGCCACCGTTCAGCTTTTTGCCGGCCGCAACGGCGCCGGCAAGAGCAGCCTGCGCGATGCCGTGGCCCTGGCTTTGACAGCTGACCTGGGCCGCGTCTCGCTCAAGAAAGAGGCCGCCCAGCTGATCCACACCGGCGCCGACACCGCAGTGTGCGAGCTGCGCGACGCCGATGGCGACACCTACACCGTGACCATCAACGCGGCCGGCAAGATCACCGACAGCTTCAAGGGCCGCGAGACCGACCCCACTCTGCCCTATGTGCTGGACGCCCAGCGCTTTGCCCGCCTGGACGACAAAGAGCGCCGCGCCTTTCTCTACGGCCTGATGGGCATGAAGACTGACCCGGCCGCCGTGCGTGCCCGGCTGATCGAACTGGGCTGCGACAAGGCCCGCGTGGAACGCATTGCACCGCTGCTGCGCGCCGGCTTTGAAGCCGCATCCAAGGACGCCAAGGCCAAGGCCACCGAGGCCAAGGGCGCGTGGCGCGCAATCACGGGCGAAACCTACGGCAGCGAGAAGGCCAAGCTGTGGCGCGCCGCCGTGCCCACCTACGACGCCCAGGCATTCAAGGCCTTGACCACCGATCTGCAGCACTGCGACGTGGCCGCTGAATCGTGGCAGATGACCATTGGCAAGGCCCAGGCCGAAGAACAGCGCCGCGCCGAACTGCGTGCCAAGCTGCCGGCCCTGAAAGAGCATGCCGCCAAGTTGCAGCGCATTACCGACAAGCTGACCACCGACCAAGTCGAACTGGCGCGCCTGGCGGCCGATCTGGCCGCTGCACAAGCTGCTGCAGGTGCTGGGCCCCGCGTGGGTCTGGTGCACGACTTGGCAGCCGCTGTGCATGCTCTGCTGGTGCTGGGCACCGTGGACCGCGACAGCGTGGTGGGCATGGACGCCAGCAAGGCCCTGGCTACCTACGAGGCCCAGCACGGCAAGGTGGGCGCCACTGGTGGCGATGCTGCGAACCGTGAGCGCCTGCCGGCCCTTGTCGAAGCCCACCGCCTGACCACCAGCGCGGTGGCCAACGATGAACGCGATCTGCTGGCCGCCAGGCAAGCCAAGGCCAGCGCCGACAGCATCGAAGCCGAACTGGCCGAGACGTTCGATGTGTCCGAGCTGGCCAACGCCAAAGAGCAAGCCGACGCCCTGAAGGCCCAGCGCGCCGAAATCGTCAAGAAGCTGGACGTGATCAACACGGCCAAGGCCGCGGCTGATGCTGCCGAGAAGAAGACCGGTGATGCCGGCGTGGCCGCCCACGACGTGGCCGCATGGGACGCGATTGGCGATGCCCTGGCGCCTGACGGCATCCCGTCTGAAGTGCTTGCCAAGGCCTTGGGGCCTATCAACGAGCGCTTGGCGTCTTCGGCAGCAGACACGCAGTGGCCTGTCGTGGTCATCGGCACCGACATGAGCGTGATGTTTGGAGACCGCAACTACCACCTGGTCAGTGAATCCGAAAAGTGGCGCGCTGATGCCATGGTGGCTGAGGCCATCGCCTTCTTGAGCGGTGTGCGATTGCTGGTGCTGGATCGCGTCGATGTGCTGGATTTGCAGGGCCGCGCAGAACTGCTGGCGTGGCTTGAAGTTCTGGCCGAAACCGGCGAACTCGACACCGCGCTGATCTTCGCAACCCTCAAGGCCCTGCCGGCCGATCTGCCCACCACCATCCAGGCGCACTGGATTGAAAACGGTGTGGTGGGGCAGTTGAAGGCTGCGGCTTGAGCAGCGCACAACCTAACAAAGAATGCCATGACTTTCGACAGCAACACACCGTTCTGGGTGCCTGCGGGCATCGGCTTTGATGACACCCAAAGTACGCGCGTTTTGCCCAGGGAAATCATCCGCAGAACCTGGCAGGCGAACCCAGAAGCCGAGCCCGATGAACTTGCAAAGATGGCATGCACCGCACTGCGCCACGAGCTTGGGGCGGCCTACCTAGAGCTTCAGAACTACTGCATCACGCAGTGGGTCATGCTCATCATTCGGGATTCCAGGAAAGACGTTCGGGATGACCTGGCTGGCAAAAAATTCCAGCAGCCATGCGTTGTCTCACATGGCACCCAAGCGCCTAGTCGTGACCGCACTGCATCTGCGCTGGTGAACATGTGCAAGTCATGGTTTACGTGGCCGCTTGAGCGTGGATTGCTTGGCAATGCCACAAAGTCGCAAGTTATGGACGAGGCCGCCCGCTACCGAAAAGTGGCGAAGTCCAGCCAGGCCCGTTGCGATTGGCTGGATGCCATCGCCGAAGCGCTGCCCGATGACAGCACAACAGTTTCCAAGACCTTGACCGAAGCGCAGTTGGCCCAACTGGCCCAGCGCTTTGGCGTGGTCACCGATCAAGGGGGTGTGTGATGGACCGCACAAGAGTTGTTGCCCAGCGTCCCGGTGTCCACCACACCCCCTCCCTTTTTGATGAGGCTGCGGCCAGAGGTCAGATGCAACCCCGTGTCCGGGTGCCGATTCCTCATCAACCTAATTCTTCTGTTGTGGGATGCCTTGTTACCCCCGCAACCCATAACACTGGTGCCACCCCAGCAGAAGAACCCAATTCGTTGAGTGAGGGTTTCCAAAGCCATAGTGAAACCCACCCGTCGGGTGCAACCCCATTCAACGAACCCTCTTCCACGTTGAGCGGCCAGTATTGCAGTGAAGCCCCAGCCAGCATTGCCGCCAACGTGGAACCCTTTGTCGAGCAGGGGCAGACCACGAACGGCACGAAACCCACTGATCGTTTGCCTGCCCCTGCCGACATCATCGCCCTGATTTCCGAGTGGGAGAAGCAGCGCGACGACATGATGCGCGACGAAGGCAACGAGACGCGAAACATCAAAGCAACGTGCAGGCGCATTGGCAGGTCCATTCACCCCGGCGATGACGACAAGGCTGTAGCTGCGACAAAGAAGGCCGCCGATGATCTTTACAAGGCCATTGATGCCGGTGCCGTTGGCCGTGAAGACCGCGACGAGGAATTCTCCATTCGGTGCCGCCTTCAAAAGCGCGACGTAGCGCATGCCGGAAAGCTTCACTGCGAAGGAAAACTGAGAGCCCTTGCCAAGAAGTTGTCCATCTACAGCTTTGTGCAGAGCACCCGTGGCTTCGGGGAAATCGGCCTGGCTCAGATCGTTGGCAAGTGCGGCGACCTGAGCAACTACAGCAACCCGGCCAAGGTCTGGAAGCGCATGGGCCTGGGCATCGTTGACGGCAAGCGCCAGCAGTGCATCGCGGGTGACGCGGCCCTTGCTATCCGCCACGGGTACAGCCCGCGCCGCCGCTCCACCATGTTCGTCATCGGCGATTCGCTGTTGAAGTGCCAAGGCCCCTACCGCGAGATCTACTTGGCACGCAAGGCCTACGAGGTGCAGAAGGCCGAGGCCGCAGGCCTGACAGTCAAGCCCGCCGCCCAGATCAAGAAGGGCGAGGCCGACAAGTGCATGTCACAGGGCCACATCCACGCACGCGCCCAGCGGTACATGGAAAAGCGCTTGCTGCGCGATCTGTGGATTGCCTGGAAGAACTTGCACGGACTGCATGCCTACAAGCCAACGGTTCACTGATTCGCCTAACACCAGTTTTCACGGGCGAGTCGGCAAGGGTAACCCCTCCTGTAAGTCTCCCTCCCTTCCCCTTGCCGAGCCCAGTGGGCCGCCCGTTTTTCTTCAACCGCAACCGGAGTCCCGAGTGTTCAAAAACCTGATCATCTATGCGATAAATGCCGATATGCCCGACAGTGCGCACGAGCTGTCCGAAGCCATGGCGCCCGGTGGCTTTGTGCCCTGCGGCAAGACCCAAGCCACCAGCACCGGCTGGGTTCCGCCGCGAGGCTTCGAGCATGGCCAACTGGTCGAGAACGTGGCCGGCGCGTGGATCGTCAAACAGATGACCGAGGCCAAGTTGTTGCCCGAGGATGTGGTCAAACGCCGCACCAACGAGTTGGCCGACGAAGTGGAGCGAGACACCGGCCGCAAGCCGGGCAAGCGGGCCCGCCGTGAACTGGCCGACCAGGCGCGGCTTGAGCTGCTGCCGGTGGCTTTCACGCGCCGCACGTCGATCCTGGCGTGGATCAGCCCGGCCGACAAACTGCTTGTGATCGATTCCGCAAGCCAAAGCAAGGCCGATGTGGTGGCCACCGGTTTGATTCAGGCATGGCCCAAGTTGAACCTGCATCTGCTGCGCGTTGCCAGATCGGTCGACAGCACCATGGCCGCCTGGATGCTGAACGGCACGCCGCTTGGTCTGACCATTGACCGCGACGCAGTGCTTGAGAGCGCATCCAACGATCACGCGATCGTGCGGTACCAGAACCACGCGCTTGATGGGCGCGACGTGGCCCGCCATCTGCAAACCGGCAAGGTGCCCACCAAGCTGGCACTGACCCACGATGCCCGCGTGTCATTCGTGCTTGTCGATGACCTGAGGATCCAGCGCGTGCAGATTGCCGATGCCGCGATGATGGAGCGCCGTGCGCAAGACCAGGGCGAAGATTCCTTTGATGCTGACGTGGCGATCACCACCGGCGTGCTGTCGAAGTTGCTGTACGAACTGCTGTTGAACCTGGGCGGGCAGGCTCAACTACCGATTGAAGCAGCCACGGCCGGCGATGCCAAAGAAGCCGCGGCCCGGCTTGACAATCTGGCGCGCGAAGGCGGCACCAGATTTGAGATCAAGGATGCCAGCGGCAAAACGCTGATGGCTGGTGGTGTTGACACACCCGATCCGCTCTATGAGCAGGCCTGCACCATCGTGCGAACGCACAACAAGGCCAGCATCAGCCTGGTGCAGCGGCATCTGCGCATTGGCTACAACCGCGCCGCGCGCTTGTTCGAGCGCATGGAAGCCGAAGGGCTGGTAGGCGCGATGAACTCCGATGGCCATCGCGCCGTGTTGGCTGCTGACGATGTGGGGGTGGTTTGATGCGCACCTACATCCTCACCCAAGGCGGCACCTACTTCGACTTCCTCAATCCCGAGAAATGCGAATTCACCATCGTGGACATCGCTCACGCGCTGAGCCACATCTGTCGTTTCACGGGCCACGTGCACACGTTCTACAGCGTCGCGCAGCACTCTGTGCTGGTGTCGCACATCGTGCCGGCCGAAGACGCTTTTGCAGGCCTGATGCATGACGCTGCCGAAGCATTCATTGGCGACGTGGCCAAACCGCTCAAGCAGTTGTTGCCCGACTACAAGGTGATCGAAGACCGCGTGGAGGCGGCCGTGTTCGGCCGGTATGGGCTGCCGGCGAAGCTCCCTGCTTCGGTCAAGCACGCCGACCTGGTGCTGCTGGGCACCGAGAAGCGCGACCTGATGCCCGACTACCAAGACCAATGGGATTGCACTGCAGGCCTTGAGCTGCTGCCCGTCGTCATCAAGCCGGTGTCACCGGAGACGGCCAGGGCGATGTTTTTGGCGCGGTTTGCTGAGCTGAGGGCAGCGTGAACGCCATCGACATGTTCGCAGGAGCCGGCGGCTTCAGCACCGGGGCTGCTGCTGCAGGCTGCACCGTGGTGTGGGCCGCCAACCACTGGCCCACGGCCGTGGAGTGGCATGCGGCGAATCACCCAGGCACAGAGCATGCTTGCCAGGATTTGCAGCAGGCCGACTTTCGTGACGTGCCTGCACACGATTTGCTGCTGGCGTCTCCAGCCTGCCAAGGGCACAGCAAAGCCCGCGGGGAAGAGAAGCCGCACCACGATGCCCTGCGCGCCACCGCCTGGGCAGTGGTGACCTGCGCAGAGGTACACCGGCCGCAAGCCTTCATCGTGGAGAACGTGCCCGACTACGCCAAGTGGGTGCTGTACCAAGCTTGGTGCGCGGCCATGCATGCCCTGGGTTATGCACTTGCCCCGATGCTGGTTGACTGCGCAGACCTGGGTGCATCGCAAAGCCGTCCGCGCTTGTTCATCGTCGGCACCCGGTCAAAGCATCCGGTGCAACTCAACCTGCCCAAGCGTGACCCGCGACCTGCTGCCGAGGTGATCGACTTCAACGCCGGCAACTGGTCACGCGTTGCTGACAAAGTGCCGCGCACGCAACGCCTTGTTGCGGTTGGCCGCGCTGAGTTGGGCGAGCGCTTCTTGCTGCCCTATTACGGCAGCACGCGCACTGGCCGCAGCTTGGCGCGCCCCATCGGCACGCTGACGACCGTCGACCGCTATGCCGTGATCAACGGCGACCGAATCCGAATGGTGAGCATCCCCGAGGCCAAGCGCTTCATGGGCCTGCCCGCTGATTACCAACTGCCCGAAGACCACAAGACGGCCATGAAGATGATCGGCAATGCCGTTCACGTTCTGGCGGCCTGCGAGGTCATCAACGGGCTCAAGCGGGCAGCCTGAGCCCAACAACTGAAAGCCCCTCCATGACACAAGCAGCCACCCCCGACGAAGCCGAAGAGCTCGCCAAGAAAGCTGTCGGCGACTACCTGACAGCCTGCCGCATGGCCAGCGTTGATCCGATTGCGATTGGCAACTACCTGATGAAGCTGGCTAGCGTCACCGGCGTGCTGATGGCCAACGCAGAGGGCGCAGATGCCGCATTTGACCGCCTGCTGGGCACCACTCAGTTCGTGCTCAAGACGATGCCCAAGGCCCCGGCGACTTTGAAGCCGGTCAAGCCTCATCACTGACATACCAATCCACCACCGCCACTGAAAGGAGCATTTCACCATGACCGAAACCCTGAAGCACGCCGTTATTGCGGCCATCCTGTTTTCCAGCCTGCCTCCACTGGGCCAGCCACTGGAAGGCGGAACGTTTCAGGGCATCACCACCGGCAAAGACGGCATCCACTACGCGGTGGTGCTGGTCGATGCCAAGCCTGGTCGCCGTTTGTCCTGGCAAGACGCCAAGGCCTGGGCCGAAAGCGTCGATGGCCACCTGCCGACCCACCCCGTGGCCGCCCTGTTGTACGACCATGCAAAGGCCAAGCTGCAGCCCGAATGGCACTGGACTTGTGACTCCCTCGAAGCAGACACCGGAGACGAAGACGATGCCTCGTACGCCTGGTGCTGCCGCTTCGACGACGGCGGCCAGAACGACACCCGCAAGAGCGCCGAAGGCGCTGCTGTGGCCGTCCGCTTGATTCCCTTGACCGCTTGATCCTTCAATCCTTTCAAACCACAGGAGAGACACCCGTGACCACGATCACCCTTGAAGACATCCAGGCCGAGCACAACCGCTTGGCCGTTTTGATTGCCGCACTTACCGAGCAATCGAAGCCCACGAGCCGGCCCACGCTGCTCATCGTGCCTGAGGCCACCATCACACTGCAGGTCGGTGAGCACTACGCCGGCACCGTGCTTGATGCTGACGGCAAGATCAAGCACCACCTGGTGCTGATGGCCCCGCGCCCCGACAGCGATCTTGATTGGGACGACGCCATGGCCTGGGCTGAAGAAATCGGCGGATCGCTGCCCGACCGGCAAGAGCAGGCCTTGCTGTACGCCAACTGCAAGCCGCACCTGAAGCCCGTTTGGCAATGGTCCTGCCAGCAGCACGAGCAAGACGCCTCGTTCGCCTGGGACTGCACCTTCATCAACGGCAGCCAGGAGTACGACCGCAAGAGCGCCGAAGGCGCTGCTGTGGCCATCCGCAGAGTCACCCCTTAAGTCCTTCAATCCTTTGAACTGAGCACCGCCACCATGGACTTGCATACCGAACTGCCGACGCACCAAGCGCAACAGCGCCTCAGCGCTGGCATTCGAGGCTCATGCCGAGCGCAACCTCTACCAGCTACACGAAGAGCTGGCCAGCGGGCACTACCGCCCTGGCCTACCGTGGCAATATCCGCTCCCCTGGAGGATCAAGTGGTCAAACAAGAACACTTTTCCAAGTCCTTGCGCGACTTGGCTGATTCAATCGACGCCGGCCGTTTTGTTGTCAAGACGTTGGAATACACACCATCATTTGATGCCACCGAGCTGGCACGGGGCCCCGACGGCTTTTTAAGTGCCGCCGCAGGAAAAATGACCGCTTGCATTGAAATTCGCGGCGAGCTTTTTGTCAAACCGTGAGCCCCACCCCCGCCACCGACATGGTGCTGCGCAGCGTGCTGCAGGCGTTTGACGAGTACCACAGCCTCATCAGCCGCGCCAAAGGCCTGGCCGGCATGGCCGAGAACGTGCGCCAGGGCTGGCGCGCCGGTGGCCGGGCCCCGCGTGGCTACACGCTCGACTACACCGCCACCGGTGCCGTGCGTGATGGTGCGCCCGTGCTCAAAAGCCGCCTGGTGATCGACGACCAGGCCAGCCCGTTGGTGGCCGCCTACCTGGCCATGCGCGCCCGCGGCGTGCCGCGTGGCACTGCCGTGGCCAAGCTGGCCCTGCCATGGCCCACCAGCAGCACCCAAAGCATGGACTGGCAGGCCCTCACCTACGCCGGCCACACCGTGTGGGGCATGCACGCCGAGCGCATGGGCACCGCCAGCATCAACGGCGACAAACGCCGGCCGCGCCATGAGTGGCAGATCCAGCGCAACACCCACCCGGCCCTGATCACCGACGACCAGGCCGAGGCCATCCTCAAACAGCTTGAAGACGGCCAGCAGGGCCGGCGCCTGCGCGCATCGCCCCTGCTGCTCACCGGCATGCTGGTTGATCCGGCTGGCCAGCCCTGGCAACACGATGACGCGCACAGCGACGGAAGCATTGGCGCTGCGGCTGCCTGCTATGCAGCCCCGCAACGGCCAGATGGCATGTGCCCGGGCTACTGGCCGTGGGCAGCGAGTTGGTGGAAGCCGAAAGACCGCCGCAGTGATCTTGTGCGCGCCGGCGCGCTGATCCTGGCCGAAATTGAGCGGCTGGATCGCGCTGCAGTCTCGGGCGCGAAGACAGAAGGAGGCATGTAGTGAGCCGCCGCCCACCACCGCCACGCAAGCCCAATGGCGCCCTTCTTGCCAAGCTGCCACGCGCGCTGCGCCCCAAGCTCACGGCCGCCCAACGCCGTGAGCTTGGCCTGTACCACGTCAGCAACCTCGACGCCATCGCCACCGGCCAGGCTGAGCCGCCCATGCTGTGGGATTACATCGGCAGCGTGCTCACCTGGGTGCGCGTGGCCCAGCTGCTCGACGCTGGCGTGGCCGAGATGGCCGTGCAGCTCGACGTGGTCACGCGCCTCATCGAGCGCTTTGGCCGCACCAACCGCGTGGCATTCGACGGGCCCGACTACCAACTGGCCAAGCAAGGCGTGGCCCACATGGATGACCTGGCCGACATCGTCGACCTGGTCACCGCCGAACAGGCCGCAGTGTGGTCAGAGATCCAAACCCAGGCCATGGCCGACGCCGTGGAAAAGGAAAAGGCTGCAGCGTGACAACCGACGAACTCACGGCCAAAGAACTGGTCGAGATCACCGGCAAGACCCGCCCCGCCAGCCAGGCAGCAGTGCTGGCCAGGCAGGGCATCCCTTTTACCTTCTTGGGCCGCGCCGTGCGTGTGTCGCGCCAGGTGGCCCAGGCCCACGCCCTGCTGCCCCAGGTCGCCAGCAAGGCCTCGGGCGTTGACTTCTCGCTCGTGCGCTGAAAGCCTCACATGACGATTCAGTATGCGTTGGGCCTTGACGTCACGCTCGTTCGCCACGGCAGCATCTATGCTGCGCCATGGCTGTGGGAGGTGCCTGTGATGTTCAGCCGAGGCGATGGCACGCCTGAGTGGAGCAATGACCTTTGGCCCGGGCCGCCATGTGCGCGCCACCTGCTGCGGCACGATGCGCAAGCGTGGTGTGCCGTGATGGATGACTTTGGCACCCTGCGCGAAGTGCCTGACCCCTATCTGTGATGGCTCCCCCCGACCGTCTAGACGTCTGCACCATGCCTAAACCCTCCAAATACCCCAAGCTGCGTGTCAGCATCAAGCGCGGCAAAGCCGGCCAGGTGTGGACGAGCTGGTGGTACGACATGCGCGGCACCGGCAAGCCCGACATCAAGCTGGGCAATGACCGCGATGCCGCTTTGCGCCGCTGGGCCGAGATCCACCTCGACGCCCCACGCATCGCCGGCACGCTGGAAGAGGCCTTCAGGGGCTGGGAAGAGCGCGGCCTCAAGATCCGCCCCGACGGCCGCGAACGCAGCCCCGAAACGATCAAGGGCTACACCAAGTGCCTGGCGGCCCTGCGCGGGCCGTTCGGCGGCGCCAGGTGGGAAGACATCAAGATGCCCACCCTGGTGCGCTACGTCGACCAGCGCAGTGCCAAGGCCCGCGCAAAGCAAGAAATGCAGCTGCTCAGCGTGATCTGGGGCTGGGCGCGCCTGCAGGGCCTCACTGAGCTGCACTGGCCAGCGGCCGACATGCAACGCAGCGGCTGGAAGGGCCCCACCACCTCGCGCCAGGTCGACGTGGGCGACGCGGCCTTTGCCGCCCTGCACAAGCACGGCGACCAGGTGCTCAAAGACGCGCTCGACATCGCCACCGCCACCGGCCTGCGTGTGATGGACGTGCTGGCCCTGCGCCTCACTGACGTGCGCGCCGGCATGCTGGTGGTCAAGGCCGGCAAGACCGGCAAGCGGGCCGAGTTTGACCTGGCAGCATCCACCGTGCTGCAGCCCATCATTGAGCGCCGCAAGGCCCTGAAGGCCCCCGAGCACATCTTCATCCTGGCCGCCGGCCGCAAGCCCATCACCTACCGCATGCTCAAGGCACGGTTTGACGAGGCACGCACCAAAGCGAAGGCCGAGTGCCCCGAAGTGGCGCACCTTTGGCTGCGCGACATGCGCAAGCGCGCAGGCCAGCTGGCCGGCTCACTGGCTGATGCATCAGCCCTGCTGCAGCACAGCAGTTTGAGCGTTACCCGCCAGCACTATGTACATGGCGAAAAGCTCAAGCCGGTGCGGTAAAAACCGCTCCCGCAACAAGCCGCCTTCCCAGGCGGCTTTTTTGTGCAAAACGCATATTGCATGCGGGAGTAATCGTGCTGCAGGCCGCGCCAGTGCTCAAACCGCCCACTGATTAACAGCCCCCCGCGGGTTCGAATCCCGCTCTCTCCGCCAGTTGTAAGCTGTTGATTTATAACTGTTTTCCGCCTTGCTGGTTTGTAGTTGCTCCCGCAACTCCCGCAGGCGCTCCCGCATCGGGCCGACTGTGCGGCCTGGCCACCCTACCCTTTTCGCATGTCGCACTCACACATTGGCCAACCGCTGGACGATCAGCCCTGCTGGGTGTGCGTGCACTTTGCGGGCTTGATTGCCAACGGCACGGCCGCGCAGTGCAATTGCCCAGGGTGTGCACGGGTCAGGTCACAACCTGAGCGTGGGTGCAGTGCATGGGATCGTGAGCCCGGGTGTGACGACGAGCCGATCAATCGGCCAACGGCACCGGCCCGCTGACCACCTCGTCATTGCCTGCAGGCCGGGTGCGCCTGGCGCTGTAGCGCACATCAGCGGACTGGCCCAGGTCCATCGGTGCAGTGTCGCGCCCGGTGTCCCAGTCAACATCGGCCAGGGTGCTGGACGGCTCTGGTGGCGGCCGGCGCCACCAGCGCAGGCGAATCATTTGCTCAAGGCGTCGTAGCTGCGCTCGCAGGCTGCGCCGGCTGCCCTGGCAGCATCAGCCGCTGCCGCCATTCGGCCCGCAAAGTCATCAGCGCGGCTGAACAGGTCGGCGAGCACTCGGGCGGCATCGCCGGCTGTCTGGCCAGCGGCGACAGTGGCGGGATCAACGGCGGCGCCACGATTGCCGGCGAGGTAGGCGCCGAGCTGCACGCGCAAAGTAGCAGCAGCGGCATCAGCACGGCCAGCATCAAAGCGAGCGGCCTGGGCAGCGTGTTGGGCATCTTGGGCAATCTCCTGTTGAGCCTGCACGCGGCGGGCGGTCTCTGTTTGTGCCGCGCTGGCGGCATCGGCCACGGCCTTGGCGCGGGCTGCATCAGCCTGGGCAATCTGGGCCTCGTAGGCCTGGGCCGTGAAGTGGTGCCCGGCCCAGATGCCGGCGCCAATCTCGATGACGCTGGCCACCAGGGCGATGACAACGCCGGGCGGCACCCTGCCCAGCAGCAGGCCGGCGATCACGCCACCACTCCCAGCGCGGCCTGGGCGTCGCCCCACAGCGCCAGGCGGTCAGCCTGGCCATTGAGCCCGCCATTGATGCGCCGGGTGATGGCTTCAAAGCTGCCGGCATCGGCCAGGATGTTGAGCCCCTTCGTCCACCAATAGTGCGCGGCCGAGTGCGCGGCCCACTTGGGTTGCTCCAGCAGCTCGGGCTCGGCTTCAAAGTCGGGCACGTCGGGCATGTGCTGCCGCATGCCGTCGCGGGCGTCGATGTAGTTGGCCCGGCCGGTCACTTGGATCAGGCCCCGGCCGCGATACTTGAAGCCGTCGCCCGGTTGCAGGTTGCCCAAGTCATGCCGACCTTCGTACCGCGTTTGCGTGGGCGTGGGGCCCCACAGCTCGCGCACGTAGACCAGGCGGCCCGACTCGTGCGCGATCTGTGCCAGAAACGCGGCCTGGCGCGCCGGGGTGTTGATACCCCAGGCGTCCATGGCCTCACTCAGCGGGGCGGCCCAGGTGGCCGCACGTTGGGCATTGCAGCCGCACGCGGCGGCCAGTTGTTCAGGGTCGATCATGTTGGATCTCCAGTTGGCTGGGGCGTTGGTAGTCATCAGGCACACCCGCTCGCCATAGCGACGAGCAGGCCACTTGCACGATGGCGATGGCCACCACCTGGGCCACGGCCACCCAGTGCGGGTGGTAACCCCACACCAGCACGGCCGCAACGCCCACGGCGGCCACCACGGTGAGCACCCAGATCGCGGCGCGGATGACCAGGCGCGTTGCGGTGGTCATGTGCACCAGGCGGCAAAAGCCGCTGTAAACCAGCACAGCGCACGCCAGCAGGTACAAATCGGTGCTCATTGGCCCCCTCCTACCCGCTTGCTCACCAGGCCCACCACCACGTCGACCAGCGACCGCCAGCGATCACCGCCCATGCCAATGGCAAACGCCACCGGTGCCAGGGTTTGATGTGCTGGCCAGTGGTACTGGCTGTCGATGATCCAGGCCACCCCGCCGGCCAGCACCACCGCGGTGAGCACCAGGCGGGCCACCAGCAGCCCGCCGGCGATGCGGTTGGGCGTGGCCTGGGCCGACAGCGCCCACAACGCGCCGGCCAGCGCACTGAGCACGATGACGGCATAGGGCCCCGCCATGGGGCCCAGCAACGCCACCGCGACGGTGACGATGCCGACGCCGGCGGTGGGTAGAGTTGGTTCGGTCATTGCGCAGGGCTCCAGGTGGTGGGTGTGGGTATCGGATGGCCGCAGCCCGCGTGCGCTGCGGCCGGGCGGTGCAGACGTCTGCAGCGGCATGGCCTGCTGCTACAAACCTAACTCTTGTTGCAACCGGATCATGTCGAGCCGGTCTCGGGGGTTGTAGGACTGACAGTTGCCGCGCTCCCACCGGCAAACGCTGTTGGGGTTGGGTTTTTCGTGCACCGGCGGGCCGCTGGCCGGCCCTGTAGCGCAACCGGTTGACATGCCCAACACTGCAGCCGCGAGAATGATTTTCAAGGTTTTCAATTGGTGCTCCTTAAACAAGATTTATTGCCTCAACCAAAAGCGCTGTGGCGGCAGACATTACCCCGCCTGATACCTCGCCATCGTCTGCGCCCATGCTGGCGTCAAGCGTTGAAAAATAGGGGTAGCGGTGCAGGCTACCCCCGTACAGTGCCCACCCATATTTGTAGGTCACCCCTGCATATGTGTCAGCCCAAAAATACTCACCACTGCAATTGCCAAATATTGCAGGCTTTGATATTGACACCGGCAGTGAAACCGAATCATCAAAAAACGGAGGGCCTGTATCTGATACGGCACTGAAATTAAGCGCCGCCCTCATGAATAACGGCCGCCTCGTAAAATCAACTGCAGGCTCGCCGGTTGGCAAATAAAGCATGCAGCCATATGTGTCAGTTGGCGCAATGGCTGGCGCATAAACATAGACCGTAGGCACCACCATGGTTTGTGATGGCGGCGCTGACGTTGACCCGCTGATTGCCACTGAATCGATATTCACATACCAATCATTGCCGTAGCCATAAAGTGCACCACCAAATACATCAGTGATATTGATAACCGCTCCACTTTTTAGCTCAACAAAAAACATAGGCGGCTTTGACCCAGCCGGCAATGTTGTTTTGTAGGTGTATGAGCCGCAGTGGTTTGATGCTGCCGCCGTGGTGCTGTACAACGTTGCCAGCCCTGCGTAGTAATAGGTGGCTGAATCAGCAGACACCACCAATTCATTGCCGGGGTTGAATATCTTGGCGCCGAATGTCATTTAAAAAACACCGCGATGACGATTGGGGTTGATGTGGCTGGAATAGTTAACCTTGGGTAACCCAAAGAGGTGTCCCATGCCCCAACGCCAAAATTACCGCCTGCATCAGCCGAATATGGAGTGTGGCCCGCAAATGCGGGGTAACTAACGGTGGTTGGTGAGCCGCTTGCAGCACGCGAAACCACATCGGCCAGCACACCACCAACAGCGGCCGTTGAATCGAAAACAACTTCGCCGCTGGCGGTTGTGATTTGCAGCCCGAACGTCATGCCAGGTTTCCAAGCTTGACGCGCAGCGCACCAGATGAATCGTAGACACGAATTACATCGGTGGATATTTCAAGACGGGCGCCGCTGGTGGCGGATCGCAATAAGCCGACTGTGGCGCTGATCGCATCAAGCTGGTTTACTGACAGCTTGTTTGCTGCCACCGATCCGTTGACCAGCAAATTTCCATCGACCAGCGCCGCCCAGGTTTGCCACGCTGCGCCGTCGTAATATTTGGATTGGGTGTAATTGGCGCTGCTGTTGTAGAGCGTGACGCGATCAAGCAGCACAGGCGCCCCGTAGCCGGCCGCGCTGATGGCGGCCACGGCGGCGGCGTCGCTCCAGCTGGTGCCCGTGATGCTGGCTGCCGCCTCAATGCTGCCGCGCTGGCCGTTGGTGCCGTTGGTGCCATTGGTGCCATTGATGCCGTCTTGCGCCAGCAGCGCCACGGCGGCCCACTCGGCGGTGCCGATGGTGTCGGTAGTGCCGGTGGCCAGCGCCGACGCGGTGGTCACCCAGCGGTAGGCCCCGCCAGTGGTAGGCAGGGTTTGTGTCCAGCCGCCGGTCAGGACCGACGCGACACCTGATGCGAAGGTGTAGGTGACGGTGGCGCTGGGCCCAGCCGGCGGTGTGGCCGTGGTGGTGCATTGGTACAAGTACACCGTGGCGGCGTTGAGGCCATCAGCCCCATTGGCGCCATTGCTGCCGTTGGCCCCGTTGCTGCCGTTTGCACCGTTGGCCACCAGGATCACCGGCGTGGCCCACTCGCCCGAGGCGATGGCGTCGCTGGTGCCGGCCGCGCTGGCGGTGGCCACACTGACATACAGCGGGTCAGTGCCTGCAGGTGGGGTGCTCACCCATCCGTTGTTCAGGCCCGTCAGTGCGGCCGTGGCAAAGGTGTAGGTGGTGGTGGCGCTGGGCAACGCCGGGGCACTGGTGGCCCGCTGGTAGATGTAGACGATGGCATTGCTCAAGCCATTGGCACCGTTGGTGCCGTTCGTTCCATTCGTGCCGTTGGTGCCATTGGCGCCAGGTGCGCCGTCTTGCACCAGGTCGCCCGCGGCCACGGTGACGCTGGCGCTGACATAGCCCGCGCTGTAGTTGCCCGAGGTGTCGATGTGCTTGATGCGCGCCGTGTAGGTTCCGGTGGTGGTCACCACCTGGGCAAAGGTGTTGGCCGTGCCGCTGAAAGCCGGCGGTGTGGCCGCGCTGTTGAAGTCGCTGCCGCCCAGGCGCAGCTCGGTCACGGCGTAGTCAACATCGGTGCAGGCCGGCCACGTCCACACGATGCGGCCTTTGGCCACGCTGCCCGATACGCTGGCGGGGTTGGTGGGCCCAGTGGTCTTGCCACCCACGGCCACCGTGGCCTGCGGGCACCACTGACCAGCTGCCACGGCGCCCACGGTGCGTGCCTTCACGGCATAGATGCGGCCCACTTTCACGCCGGTGAGCAAGGCCTGCGTGGCACTGCCGGCCACGGTGACCGATTGCCAGAGTGGTTCAGCATCGCTGGCCAAGCCCCAGCGCACCTCGATGTCGCCCTGGTTGGTGATGCGCGGATCGGTCTGTGCGGTCCATGCGGCCTTGATGCGGGCCACGATGGTGCCGTCTGGCTGGCGCAGCAGCGTGGTGCTGTTGCTGGTGAGCGCCAGGCTGGCCACATCGGGCAGGCCCCACGGGGTGGGCAAGCGGGTGTTGGGCGGCGGCGCAGGTGCGGCCACGGCATCGGGCGCGGGCCAGATGCTGGTGTCGATCGCCTTGAGGCTCAGCTCAATGCCGCCGTCAAGGGTGAACGATGTTTCGATCACCTCGAACAGCTTGTTGCTCCAACCAAACCGCGCCAGCGACACCGGGATGACATCAAAGTCTTCAAGCTCAAACGCGCGCATGTTGCACGTGAGCTTGACAGTAAGCCCCATGCGGGCATAACGGATGTCGCAATTGGCGATGTACTGCGCCTGCGGCCCGTAGGTGACTGCGGGGTACACGGCCGGGTGTGGCAGTTCGGCACCATCCACCGCCAGGTAGCTGCCGGGGCCCACCTTGGGCAGCGGGGTTTCTTGCCAGCGGGCGGTTTCGTCGGCGATCTTGACGGTGATGCTGTTGAACAGATCGGCCCGGGCCTGGGCCGGCTGCACGCTCACCGGGCTGGCGTTGTGCAGCCATGATTCATCGAGCACCCGGCCCACTGGTGTGCCGCAGCCGCCGGCCTTGATGCGCAGCTTGCCGCTGGCAAACACCCAGCGCCCGCCCATGGCCTGGCAGATGTCGTTGAGCGCATCTTGCGGGCGCTGGGTGGTCTTGACGGCATAGCTGGCGCGGTACAGCGGGCGCACCACCGCATTGCCGCCCACGGTGTAGGTGGCGCTGGCATCGCAGGCGTTGGCCGCGGCGATCACGGCGGTGTCGTCGATCTGGCTGGCGTTGAGCCGGCCGCCCATGGGGTGGATGGCGTAGGCCCGGGCGATCAGCGCGGGGTTGTCGGTCCAGACGGTGGTGCTGGTGCGTGGGTCAAAGCACTTGTGGCCACGCACAACAGCCGACACGTTGGGCGCCGCACCGCTGAAGGCGGTTTGGTCATAGTCCAGCTCAACAACCAGGTAGGCCAGGCCCGTGCCGGTGTGGGCAGATGTCCACACGCCGGGCAGGTTGCTGACCATGGTGGCATCGGCGGTTTGCCCAGCAGCCCCCAGGTGCCACCGCACCCGGGCCTTGCTGGCCGCTGCCGACCACTGATAGGCGATGTTGACGGTGTAGCCCACCCAGGCCGATGCACCCACCAGCGTGACATCGGCCCCGCTGATGGTGGTGGTGATGTTGTTGTCGATGGCATCAGCCGGGCCGGCGCCCACCGTGACGGTGGCCACCAGGGTGCCTGCCGTGGGGGCATGAGCCAACGTGAAGGTGTCGGTGCCCGTGGCCACCGTGAATTGTTGCGCCGCGTTGTTGAGCGCGGTGGGCGCGTAGGGGTTGGGGTCAGGCTGGTAGGTGATGGCCAGCACGCCGGTGGTACCGGCGGTGGCACCGGTGACGGTGACACTGGTGCCCGACACGCTGACCCCCAGCGTGACCACCGTGCTGCCATAGGTGGCGGTGGCGGCCACAGTGCCGGCCTTGGGCGTGCCCTGCAGGGTGACGGTGGCCGATGTGGCCGCGATGCTGAACTGCTCAGTGCGCTGGATGCCCAGCACGTTGCCCGAGCCATCAATGACCACTGGCTCGTCGTCGAACAAGATGGCCTCAAGGGCATCGATCTCGTCGGCGGCAATGGCGATGGTGTACACCAGCTTGGCGTTGTAGGTGTCGTAGCTGCGGATGAAGCCCACCGCACCCGACACCCGCACCCGGCCAAACACCAGCTGGCGGGGCTCAGCCGATCCGCGCACGGTGGTGTAGCGATCACGCAAGCCTGCGTTGTAGGCATCGCGGGCGCGGTTTTGGGCGCGGCGCTGCTGGTCGCGCATGTACATGGCGCTGGAGACGAACAGCATGGTGCTGCCGTAGGCCTGCACAAACTCACCCACCACCGCCACGGTGGCCTCGCTGATGCCGGCCTCAAGCGCTGCATCAACGATGGCGGCAACAACTTCTTCAGCCATGGCCAACCCCCCACGCCAGTGCGGCGTCTTGCAGCGGCTTGCGCACCAGGCCGTGGGTGCCCACCACCAGCCAGCAGTCGCCAGCGCACACGGCCAGCTTGGGGGTGCCGTCGCGCAGCAGGCCCACATCACCGGGCCGCGCAAACAACGGGCGAATGGCGGGGCCTGCGCGGCCCGCCACGCCCCGCAGGCCGCCATGCTGGGCCAGCACCGCACCGGCCTGGGCCTGCGTACTGTAGGTGCCGCGCAAGTCGGCCGCGTGGTCAATGCCGGTGATGGCCTGCACCGCATCGGCCGCCCAGGTGCAACAGTCGTGCGCGCCCCAGGCAAACGGCTTGGCGGTGGCGGCCACCACCAAGGCGTGCAGGCGCATGGGCCAGTCGGGCAGGCGCGGCGTGTTGGGTGTGGTTGTCATTGTCTGAAGAAGGCCGCCGTGGGCCAGACGATCTTTTGCTCGACCTGGTCGGCCAGGAACTGGAAGAACAAGTCACCCGGGTGCAGGCGCTGCTGTTCGTCGTTGCTGTACACGCTGCCCGAGGGGCGCGTGAGATCAATGCCGGCGTGCTCAGCCGTGACGTTGATGGTGGCCACCGGGTCGCCATCGTTGATGCCAAACACGTCAAGCTGGCCCGCCCAGAACGGCACCACGTCGAGCACGGCAAAGGTGCTGGGGTCGTAGATGGCCAGCTTGATGCGCACCGCTTTGCCCTGCACCGGCTCAGACAGCGCCAGCGCGATTGAGCTGCTGGGCACGCCCGACAGGCTGAACTTGATGTTGCGCACGTCGGCGGTGGTTTCGGTCACCGCGTCGATCTGGCCCAGGCCGCGTGTGCCGTAGTACGTGGTGCCGCTGATCACCAGATCCAGGTTGGTTGTGTTGAGGTTGAGCGGGCTGGTCAGGTCCATCTCGACCAGCACGGCCAACGCCACCACCCCCGACGCGATGACTGCAGCGCCGGCTGTTGACAGGGTGCGCATGGGTTACGGCGCCTCGATCAGATCGAGCTGGGGCCCGGCATAGAAGCCTGGGTGCCAGTCGATGGGCACGCCATCGGCGGCCAGCACAAAGTTGCTGGTGGGCTGCGACCAGATCACCGTGGCCCCTGCGGCCACCGCCACCCGCAGGCGGGGCGCGATCTCGACCGTGATCAGGCCCGAGCCATCGGCCACGGCATCGGCCAGCACGCGCAGCAGCAAGCCCGAGACACCCAGCATGTCACCGGCCAGCAGGGAGGCCCCTGCGGTGGTCTGGATGATCAGCGTGTTGGCCAGCTGCGCCGCAAGGGTGGCCACCGTGGGCGTGCCACGCATGGTGCCCAGGGGCACCCTCCGCTTGAAGTTGCCCACCGCCAGCTTGTTGACGCGGCCCTTGAGCCGGTCAATCAGCGCCTCAAGCTGGCCGCCCATGGTGTTGCTGATGTCGTCGGGCAGATCAAGCTGCGTGCGCCACACCTCAGACATCAGATCCACCGCCTGCAGCTGCTGGCTGTAGGGCGACGTGAAGATGCGATTGGCCGCAGAGATGGCCAGGCGCTGGCGCTTGGGCACCAGCCCCGATGGCAAGGTGTAGACCGTCATGCGAACCGCCCTTGGCTTTGCAGCCGCTTCATGTCGAACAGCACCTTGGAGTGCCAGGCTTTCATGGCCGCGTTCATCTGGCCCAGGCTGACGCCTGCACCAATGCTGCCGATGCTGCCGTCGATCACCACGCTGGCGCCGCCTGCTGAATCGCGGGCC